AGCCTGTATAATTACCCCCTTGAGGAGCTAACCAGTTTAAAAAAGTTTTAGCATTAGCTGTAACTACTGCACTTAAATTATCAGGTATCTTATGTAAAGTACAAGTAGTAGTCCATGCACCGTCAGGAGCATTACTTATAAAATCTCTACGTTCTGTTTCACCTCTTAGTTCACCACTATAATAAATAGACCATTTACCATTAGCTATGCAGAAATAAACTTCCACCTCTAATTTCATGTTAGGTAAAAACTGTTCTATATAATAATCATAGTGTTCGTTAACAGATAAATCTTTATAATAATTTTCCGCAATTGTATCTTGTCCCACTTGTAAAACTCTAGCAGAATTAGTTGTATCTTTAGCTTTTATA